CATAATATCAGCATCATTTCAAAAAACACAAGAAAAAGAAAGAAAAACCCATTTATCGCAATCGGGATCAGGTGGTTTTCAGAATGGACATTTTGATGCTTTTCTTACGGTTGGAGGATCGTTAGATTTGCCATTGCTTTATGAAGGTACAGGGATGCTTATTAAACATGCTGTAGGTGCTGTTTCATCAAGTGCAGGCCCTTCACCTTTTACACATACGTATGCACCTGCTTCAGATGGAACTATTCCATCGTTGTCTATAGCATTGCAAAGAGGTACAGGAGACAAGGAAATATTTCTAGGTTGTAAAATATCAACAATGACTATTTCAGGATCTGCTGGTGAAGAAGTGACGGCAAGCTTTGAAATTATTGCACAAGATGCACAATCAAGAGCAACAGCTATAAATCCTAATTTTGGATCAGGTACACAAATATTCCATTTTCAATTTGGAGATTTATCTTTTGATAGTCAAAACTTTAAAATGAAAAGCTTCGAATTTACATTGGATAATAAATTAGAAAGACGTAATGTACTTGGAGATAAGAAAACATTAGAACCTGTTGTATCTGATGTTAAAGATGTAACATTGAATGTAACTTTGGAAATGGAGGATAACGATCTATATAATAAGTATCTAAATGGCACACAAAAAGATGTTACTTTTATTGCTACATCTACACCACCTTTATCCTTCAAAATTACGGTAAGAAATGCATACATTGTTGATTATAGCGATGATGTTAATAGCTTCGGGGCAATAGAACGTACTATGACCTTTGTTGGTGAGTCGGACGCAGTAGATGAAGCAATAGAGATCGAAATAATTAATACGCAGGCAACAGCAATCGCAAATTAACATGTTATAAAGTATTAAAGGCAGGTAACATGGAAATTTTAAAAGAAATTGCAAATGCTAGCACTTTTCGAGTGTCATGCTTTGAAGGTAAATTATTAATTGAAGGTCGTATTTTGACAGCACCCGAAATCGAACAAATCGGTTTAGGTTCTTCGTTGTTAGCTTCTGAGGTTTTACTAAACAATAAACATACAGGATTAAACTCTATTGATCAAATAAGAGAAAAAGCAGAGACAGAGGGAATGGAAGGACTAGATGAAACAGAAGTTATGAGATTATTAGACTTTGCAAAATCAATTAGACCCGAAACAATGGCGAGAATATCTGAAGA